GCTAATCCAGCAACTTGACCTACACCACTAACAATAGGGGCAAATTCGGGAGCAACAGCACTTACAACTTTAGAAGCAATAGGCAATACTGATTGAACCCCTCTCGCAACTTTATTTACAAAAGATTTTAGACCAGACCAGAACGAACCGCCATGAATTCTATTATAATGGTGATAATCTAATTCTTCGCCTTCTGCTTTAGTTCTCAATACAACATCATTAGTAAGATTACCCAAAGAAGCACGAGCAAAGTTTTCGCTAATGCTAAATGTTCCCTCCATCATAAAGACTTGGAAAAATTCACCTTGGAATGTAGCACCACTATCATTTTCTACATCCATTTGAATTTGAATAGTATATTGTCCTTGGCAACCCGGAGCCTCATTATCCAATAACCCAATATCTTTACCAAATTCAATACACATAACACCACCACGATATTTAGCCCATTGGTTCCAAGTAAGATTTAGACCATTTCTTTTAGAAATATTATATAAATCTTGTTCGGATGCACTACTAAACAAACCAGATTGATTATTCCAGAGAATAGAAAGACCTTTAATTTTTAAGAAACTGTCGGAGGTATTTTGATTACTTGAACTTCTCTGATTTCTAACAAACAAATAAAGTTTTCTTGGAACTTGAGACAATTTAATACTATCACTAATAACTTTTACAGTAGAACCAGCACCAATATTAGGGTAAGACTTAAGGTAGTCTTGACTGTTGTAGTAGGGCAAAACTTGTAACTGGGGGATTGGTTGTGTAAGGTCGGGAGTAATAAAGGTAGTTAAAATTTCGGGGGCTTGATACATAGAAACACTTACAGAGGTAATAGCATTTCCTAAAGAAGAATGAGAAAGAATTTGACTTAAATTACTTTTCCATCTATAACTAATATTAATTTGATTTACATTAACAAATCCCTCTTCTTGTTGTTGAAAAGGTGATAAGAAAGGAGATAATATAATATTTTCAGCAAGAACAACTCTAAAGGTTCTAGCATCAATAACATCAACATAAAAACCGCCTCGGGGGTCTTCTGCCCCATTTTCACCATAATTACTCAAAGGATTTTTAGCACTTCCATAAGTAGCCCAATCAGCATATTGTTTATAAGCATCGGGGGCGGTAGGAGTAGTAGAACACTGTCCGTTTCTATCTTGAGGGGTATTTCCATAACAAAGCATCGCATGGAGTTTATCACTTACATTATCACTAATATTTTCCCCATTAATTTGGACTGAAAGAACATCGCATAAAGATGATACGGGAAATTGTCTTAAAGCATCATTAGTTCCTAATTGTAAGTCTTGGTCTGTTTTAACTTCAAAATAACATCTAATTTTCATATTTCTATCAACAATAGTTTGTGTTGAGGGAGGATTGATAGTCCATAGGGCTTGGACTGGAGTAGCACCGGCACTTCCCCAACTATCAGCGGGATTTACTTGCTCGTTTACACGAAGACCACCCATAAGAACTACATGGTTTTTCTCCAAATCAGATTTTACATTAACTCTTGGTTCAACAACTTTAATTGCTTCCATTATTTTTATTATATATATATAAAATAAAAAAAAAATAAATAATTTTTTAAAATATTAATATTTCTCAATTATTTTTATATTATTTTTATAATTTTTATAAATTTTATACTTTTTAATTTAACCTTGTTTAAATAAACAAATATCAACATATATTTTTGTAGTAAATACTGAACTAACATTTCCATTATTCCAAAAGAAAGTTAATTCAACTCCATTACTTAAATTATATGTAGAAGAAGCGACCAAACCGTTATTAACATTATTATTTGTAGGACTTTCAACAACTTGACCGGTTGAAATAATATATGCTCCGGTTCCAAATCTAGATACTAATTCTCCGGGTAATGAAACATCAATAGTCCAATTATTATGAGGTGTATTTGTTGTTGTATAATCAATAACTCCTTTAATTCTTAAAGATGTATGGTCGCAAGTATAATAGAAAGCACTATTTCCGGTTACTGTTCCAATAGAAGGACTAAAAGTAGGACTATATGCTTGTGTTTTTAATTGTCCTACACCATCACCAAAAGAGATAGTATTACATCTAATATCCATCCAAGGTTTAGGAGTATCATAACTCGCACTTGTAAATTTATTCAAACTCATTTTATTTTATTATATAATATTAAAATAAAATTATTTTAAAATTTATTTTAAAATTAATTTGGAGGATTGACATTAAAAGTAGCAGTAAAATTCAATCTTCCAATTTGTCCGCTTGTTATATTAGTTCCATTTGCTCTAAAATCAACAGCGATAGCATTTGATGCTAAAACTGTATAACTATCTTGAGCGGTTAATGGTGTTGTTGAAAAATTTGATAAATAACCAACAACCGGAGAAAATACAGCATCTTGAATTATTGTATATCCTGCTGGTATAGAACAATTTACAGTTGATATAGCAAAAGTCGCTGTTGCTGTAAAATCTACATTAACATCTACAGTCATAACATTATTGTTATATTTATAAAAAGCACAATAAGTTCCTAAAGTTAAATTATTTGCTGTTAATGTTGGATTAAAAGTCCCACCATCTATATCAACTGGTATTTGTGGTGTTATTGATTGTCCTTTAATTTCTAAAGAACTACATTTAATATCATTACAACCTATATTTAGATATTGTTTTTCTAAATAATCACTTGAATTTGTTAATTTGTTTAAACTCATTTTATTATATAATAATTAAATATTTTATTATATAATTTTTATTAAACTAAAAATTTAATTAAAATTTAACTTCAACTTTAACATTAAAATTAACAAAATTCTCACCAACACCAACGGGTAATTGTGTTGCTGTTGTTTCATTAAAATTAACTGTAAAAATATTACTATCTTGTGTGATTGTTGCTCTTGTAGGGGTATAATTACTATAAGCACCTCCAAGATTATGTATAATTCCGGTAGCGGGAATAAATTTAGTAGCATAACCCTTTAAATTATCTGGTAGATTTAATGATAAATTATATGATGCTGTTGATGTAGCAACAATCATTTTACAATAAACATTTATATCTACAACAGCACCAAGAGTATCACCAACAAAAGTATAAACAGCATAAGCATCTTGAACTGTTGAACCATCATCTATAGTAAATGTAGGAGTATAAGTCCCAAAATAACTTGCTTTAGCATTAACCCCTTTTATTAACATTGACGAACATCTAATATCATTACAACCAATATTAAGATATTGTTTTTCTAAATAATCAGTTGAACTTGTAAATTTATTCAAAGACATTTTTTATTATATTATAATTAAATATTTTTTTTAAATTTTAAAATTATTCTTTAGGCGGTCTAATATTTACTAATAGACTATCATTATTAGCATCACTATAAGCACAATAACCTAAAACTATTTGTGATGTATTATCTGTTGAAACTTTACTATAATCTGAATTATCTAAATAAAGGGTTGTTCCTTCTGCTACACTAATAGCATTCGTAGGATATGGTGTATTAGGTTGAATTGTTATATTCCAACCATCATCTTGGGCTGAACCATCACTAAAAAAGTAAAATCTTACATATCTCGTTCCTAAAGGTAATAATGCTGGAAAAGTATTTGATGGAACACCGCCTAATAAAATCGCTCTCGGTTCATCTTTAGGTAAAATCCAACCATTATAAGAAGCGGTTGAATTCCAAGAAGCACCACCAAAAGAGGTTGAATATGGAGGTGTTGTATTTGCTGATGTTTGTAAATATTGAACTGAAATATTATTAAAACTTACTCCATCTGTAGAAGTTTGTATTCCTAATCTATCATACATACGTGAAGTTGTATGCTCGAAACCAAAACTATTTATTGTTAAATTAACAGTATAACCAGAACCAGCATCAAAAGTTATTGAATAATTTTCATTAGGTTGATATGTTCCAGCAACACCACTATCAGTAAAAGTTGTATTATTTGTTATTCCTCTTGTTGTTCCATTTGTAGTATTATTTAATGCAACACTCTCGCTTGTTGGTAATGTTGTTGATGTTCTCCTACAAGTTGCATAACCATTTACTAAAACTTTTGCTGTATTTCCGGTGGTTGTATCATCTAAACAAATTCCTATAATTTCGTGTTGTGATGGTAAAGAACCAATTGAAGAACATTTAATATTTCCCGAAGTATAATCAAAAATTACCGGTTGTCCGGCGGATAAATTATTTAATGCAGTGTATTTTTCAACATTTCCATATTGAGTTTGTGTTGATACTGATAAAAGATTAACTTTTATTGAAGAACCAACTAAACCAGAAAAATCAACCTCATTTGCTCCTCCAGTTGATACACTATCATCAACATATTTTTTTGTTATTAATTCTTGGTCGTTTGTAAAACTTGTTTGTGTTGTTGTTAAAGTATTTGTTATATTTTTATTTCCGTTAGTATTTATTAAATCCGCTCCATTTTGTTGTAATGTTGTAGAATTTAAATTTATACTTGATGCTGTTTGTGTTATTGTATTTGTTGTTAAATCTATTTGACAACCACCATTTAAAGATGTTAATAATGGTATTCTTAATGTTCCCGCTATTTCGGTGATATTAGGGGTTGTATTTGCTAAACTGATATTTTGTGTTTTACTTTCTAAATCTGTTATAGATAAAACACCATTAGAAACCCATGATAAATTACCGTTTCCATCAGTAGATAAAACATATCCACCACTTCCTAAAGTAGGAGTTGAAAAATTATTATAATTACCATCACCAGTTTTTACTTTTAATTCTGTATCAATTTCAGCAGTAAATAATTTTATTGTTCCATCAATTTGAGTATTACCGGCTGTTGTATTAGCATCATTTATATTTTGTGTTCTATTAAATAATGTAGGGTCTGTTGGACTAATTAATGATAAATCAGTAAAGGCACAATTACCATTTCCATCAGTCGTTAAAACCCAGTTTGTTCCTCCTAAATTAGCGGTTTTTAAATTTACAATATTACCATCAGTAGTTTTAAACTTAAGATTATCACCTATAACAGTATCAGCATAAATTTTCATCCATTCTTTTTCTTTTAAGTCATCTGTAAATTTATTCAAAGACATATTTATTATATTATAATAATATAATAAAAAAATCTTAATTATTTTTTAAATTAATAAAGTCATAGCACTAACCCAAAAATCAGCATCATAGCATTTATTACGTGTAAATAATTCAACAAATCTTTTCAAAGAAACATCTTTAAATCTAATCCGCAATGCAACAAATCTACCACAAGTATTTACGTGATGTTTAAATTTTTGTAATTTATTATCATTTACCAATAATTTATAATTACTTTTATCTATTAAAGCGGTTAAATGAGGTGTTAAAACCCCTCTATGTCTTCGTAAATTATATTTAGAGTATTTTAATTCTTCGTCAATATACATTCCGTAAGGGTCAAAAAATTCTAACTCCATTTTACTTTTTCTAATTAAACATACATAATGTCCTACATTTTGTTCCATTTGATATAAAATTACACAACAACCATAAGGATTTAATATCTCATCAATATTATCAACTTGTTCTAAATCACTATATAATATTAATTTAGTTTTATTATCTGTAATTCTCATTATATCATCTTCGCTTAATTCGTAATCTTCTGCACGGTATATATCTTTATCTATCCCACTCATTTATTATATTATAAATTAATATAATATTATAATAATAATTTTAAATTTATTCATATAACTCCGACATAGGAAAATAAGCACCTTTTTCATATATAACATATTGAGGATATGACCTATAAATCATTACCCATCGTGATGGTAAATTAACAAACTTTTTAATTTGTTGTTTATCTAAACCACAATAAGTTTTTAAAAAGTTTTTAATATGATAAGTTCCAGAACCGGATTTAGGAAAAACAACAACACCGGTCGCTTCGTTTAATATTCTTCTTGTAGATGAATAATTACTTAACAAATGAGATGTTATTAACATTCTTATTTTAAAATGTCTGCCTTGTTCTAGTAACCAATCTCTTAAAACTTCCATATATCTTCTCATATTTCTTTCTCGTATAGTATCCGTATCATCAAAAATAACTAATGAGTTTTCTAATTCTTTTGGTTCAATAGGGTCTGATAGTAAATCATTGTCTAATATTATTCTTGTAGGGTCGTGTTTATCTAATGCTTTATCATGATTTATTGAAGAAAATAAATAAATTTCATCATCTTTAAACATTTTTTTAAATTGTCCTATCCATTTTCCGGCAAAAGTTGATTTACCAG